CGATACAACCGTGACCTTTGGACTACAGTTTTCAGGTAGGTTTGGTCTGTGGGCAGAGATTGATCTATTTAACCAGACGGTGTATAACGTGGACTACTATAGATATCCTCAAGACACGGTATACCGCTGGGTGAATTCTCACTACGAGATCGCGTTTGCCAACGAGTTATTCGAGCGTCAAGAAGATCCTACAATAACTCCGGACGAAATGATGATTGTCAGGTGTCATGATGGAGATTTCCTTTCTCGTATGATTCAAGGCGACGTATTCATGCTCGAAGAGGATGAAGAAGAGGGTGAGTACGAGACCGTCGCCCTTGAGCTGACCGACTCAGAATTAGCAACCATTGCTCGTGCAGCCCATGTAAAAGATATTACAATCAACGATTTTATCAACGAGGCATTGAGGATTGAACTTGATCATGTAATGCCAGATTGGCGTGAGGAATATAAGTAAGATGACGAAACATATCGGTATTATTGGGCACGGCTTTGTCGGTCGTGCCGTCCAGTTTGGCTTCGACACAGATAATACAGACGTGCGGATTGCAGATCCTCGGTACTCAACCAGTGCAAAAGATTTGTTCAACCAGCATGGGTATGATCCCGAGGTCGTCTTTATCTGCGTGCCGACACCAATGGCATCCGATGGCTCTATTGATGCCTCGATTCTCCTCGATGTCTGTGAGGAGCTTCGTGACCGTGGCAATGGTTGTGTTGCGGTCATTAAGTCAACGGTGACACCAGACAAGCTGAGAGAGTGCATTAACGTATACGAGAACCTGGTCTACTCGCCCGAGTTCCTCCGAGAGGCTACTGCAGAACATGATTTTGTAAATCCGGATATGCACGTCTTTGGCTGTGACAAATTCGAGCCTGCAAGTGCGGTTGTTGAGCTATACAATAATTACTCAAAGTGCGAGCCCTGTCCGTATTTTCTTGTGAAGCCCGAGGTTGCTTCGTTGGTTAAATACACCATCAATTCGTTCCTCGCGACGAAGGTCACATTCTTTAACGAGCTGTATGATATCTTTACGCAGATGGGCATCCCCGATTACTACGAATCGCTGACAGAAATATTGTCATTTGACCCTCGGATGGGTTCTTCGCATATGCAAGTCCCGGGACCGGACGGCCGTAGAGGTTTCGGCGGTGCATGTTTTGCCAAGGATACTGCGGCATTTTCTAAATTCTCTGAACTTGCAGCTGCTGACTTTATGCTTCTAAATGAGGCAATTAAGATTAACTCTCATTACCGAGGTCAGTACGACGAGCTGGATGACCGAGAAAAAGAACAGAACGTAAACTATGGTTTCAATGTAGCATAATATGTGTTATAATGGATATTCTAATCTACAATATGAGGTAATTCAATGTCAGTAATGGATAAACTTAAAAAGAACTCACGGATCGACGAGACTTCGATTCTCGCTCGGTCCAAGTTCTTTTCTGAACAGGACCAGGTCCAGACGGACGTGCCAATGATCAACGTGGCTCTCTCCGGTCAGCTGGATGGTGGTCTGTCTCCTGGTCTCACGGTCCTTGCAGGTCCGTCAAAACACTTCAAGACCTCGTTTGCCCTCCTTATGGCATCCGCGTATATGAAACAGCACGAGGATGCTGTTCTTTTATTCTACGATTCCGAGTTTGGCTCACCGCAGGGTTACTTCGAGTCGTTTGATATTGATACAAACCGTGTTCTCCACACGCCTGTGATGGATGTCGAGAAGCTCAAGTTTGATCTTGTGAATCAGCTAGAGTCAATCGAGCGTGGTGACCACGTCATTGTGGTGATCGACTCGATCGGTAACCTTGCATCGAAGAAAGAACTTGAGGACGCACTGAACGAGAAGTCTGTTGCAGATATGTCTCGTGCAAAGGCTCTGAAGGGTCTGTTCCGCATGGTCACTCCGTATCTTACAATGAAAAATATTCCGCTCCTTGCAGTAAATCATACTTATCAAGAGATCGGTCTGTTTCCCAAGGCTATTGTCTCTGGTGGTACGGGCATTACTTACTCGGCGGACAATATCTGGATCCTTGGTCGTCAGCAGGACAAGCAGGGCACAGAGATCAAGGGCTATCACTTTATTATTAATGTCGAGAAGTCTCGTTTCGTGAAGGAGAAATCTCGCGTGCCGATCTCTGTGTCATGGGAAGGCGGCATCGAAACGTATTCTGGTCTCCTTCAGATCGCGTTACTGTCTGGTCATGTGACTAAGCCATCACAAGGTTGGTATGCTCGTGTTGACACGGATACCGGTGAAGAGATTCAGCCTAAGGTCCGAGAGAAAGATACACTGAAGAAAGAATTTTGGGATCCGATCCTCGCGGATACCAAGTTCCAAGACTTTGTTCGGAACCATTATATGATCGGTTATCGGTCAATGATTGATGCCGAGGATCTGCCTGATGACCTTCAGCCAATTGAGGAGGCACCAGAGTGATTACGGATAAGGACTATAGTTATGTTGACAATCAAGGCGCTTATGCTGATAAATCAGAGGTTACCGAAATTCGTATCGATGCTGATAACGCTTGGCATGGTGTCCAACTAAAGTATGGCAGCGTGACTGCTCGAACGCTTGATGGTCAGGACATGGCTGAGTTATCTTTTGACTTTAATGTCACAAATCAGGATGAAGATGTAACCAAGGAACTTGAGAACGACACAGAGTTCCAAACCTACATCGGTGACATTCTCACGCACATTATTTCAAGTGCATTTGACAATGGAGATTATCGCATTGGCGGAGACGACGATACAGACAACGATACTACGGAATCTGCTGCACGATGAGGAATATACTCGTCGTGTAGTTCCATTTCTTAAGAAGGAGTACTTTGAAGGAGCCCACCGAGGCGTATTTGATGCAATCGTAGCGTTCGTGACCAAGTATAACAAGCTGCCGACAACCGAGGCGCTTGCAATCGAGATATCGGACGCTGATAGTTTATCACCTGATGATGCGTCCGAAGCGTCATCCTTGTTGACCGATCTGTCCGAGAGTAAGGACATTGACCAGCAGTGGCTTGAGGATCAGACCGAAAAATGGTGCCAGGACCGTGCAATCTATCTGGCGGTAATGGAATCCATTAATATCATTGATGGTCGGCACAAGGAACTGACCAAGAATGCGTTACCAGAACTACTGAAGGACGCGCTGTCCGTATCATTTGACACATCTGTTGGTCACGACTACATCAACGACGCGGACTCGCGCTATGAATTCTATCATCGGACAGAGGAAAAGATCCCATTTGATCTTGATTATATGAATCGGATTACCAAGGGCGGACTTTCGCGTAAATCACTCAACGTCATTCTTGCCTCGACTGGTGTCGGTAAATCCATGTTCATGTGTCATCAGGCTTCTGCTGCCCTTACGCAGGGCAAGAATGTATTGTATGTGACGCTTGAAATGGCAGAAGAGAAAATTGCCGAGCGGATTGACGCGAACCTGATGAATGTGCCACTGGACCAGATTGAGAATCTGTCATATAAACAATATTCGAGCAAGATTGAGACTATTGCCAAGCGGTCCGTGGGTAAACTCATCATCAAAGAGTATCCGACTGGCTCTGCACACACGGGACACTTTCGTGCTTTGCTTGAGGAGCTGAAACTGAAGCGTGATTTTGTTCCTGATATCATCTTTGTGGATTACCTAAATATTTGTTCATCGGCAAGGATGCGTGGACTTGGCGGTTCGATTAACACATACTCGTTAATCAAATCCATTGCCGAAGAGGTTCGTGGTCTTGCCATCGAATTTAATCTGCCAATCGTGACTGCGACACAGTCCAACCGCGAGGGCTTTGCCAATTCAGATGTTGACCTGAATAATACATCAGAATCATTTGGTGTGCCTGCAACGGCCGATATGATGTTTGCTCTCATCTCGACCGAGGAGCTAGAGAATCTAGGTCAAGTGATGGTCAAGCAGCTCAAGAATCGGTATTCTGATCCGACACAGAACAAGCGATTCGTGATTGGTGTCGATAAATCAAGGATGCGATTCTATGAT